GGGCTGGGGCGGCGGCTTGTCAGAGTCCGGCATCAATGTCACGATTGACAGCGCGCTTGGCGTTCCTGCCGTATGGGCCGCCGTCAACTTCATCAGCGGCACGCTGGCTGGCCTGCCCTTGCACGTCTACCGCAAAACCAGCAAGGGCCGTCAGCGCGTTGAGACAGGCCCGCTTGCTGGCATCCTGCACGACGTAGCAAACGATGAAATGTCGTCTTTTGAGTGGCGCAAATATCTTTTCGATCAAGTGTTCACCGGAGGTCGCTGCGTCAGCTACATTGAGCGCAAAGGCAATGGGCAGGTTGCCAACATTTGGCCGCTGGACCCGCACCACACGAGCGTTGACCACGTTCAAGACGGACCAAAGATGGTCAAAATTTATACCTATAAAGGTATCAAGTATCAGGCCACCGAGGTCATCGACATCAGCTACATGCTCAAAGCCAACCAGCTTGACCTTCGCGGCCCGATTATGACCAACAAAGACGCGATTGGCTTGGCCATTGCGGCGACTAAATACGGTTCCAAGGCCTTTCAATCCGGCGGCATCCCACCAATGACGCTGCAAGGCCCGTTCCAGTCTGGCGCAGCGGCACAACGTGCGTCTGAGGACGTTGCCAAGACCACGGCCAAGCTGGCGCGCGAAGGCAAGCCCGTCATGGCTATCCCAATGGGGCATGAGTTGAAGCCCGTCGGTTTTAACCCAAGTGAAATGCAGTTGATTGAGTTGCAGCGTTTCAGCATTGAGCAGATCGCGCGCATCTACAGCGTGCCGCCGATTTTTTTGCAAGACCTGACGCGCGGCACCTATAGCAACACCGAGCAACAGGATTTGCACTTCGTCAAGCATACGCTGAAACGGTGGATTGAGCAGTTTGAGCAGGAATTGAACCTCAAGCTGTTCCCGCGCGGATCAAAGCTATACGTCGAGTTTAATGTTGACGGCCTTCTGCGCGGCGACTTCAAGACCCGCATGGAAGCACACGCGACGACAATCCAGAACGGGATCCGCACACCGAACGAAGTGCGCGATATTGAGAACATGAGTCCGATGCCAGCAGGCGATAGCCTGATGATACAGGGCGCAACGGTTCCTATTGGATCGCAAAACCTGGGGGTTCCTGATGCTGTTATCGAATGACGACAAGGTTGACGCCGGCTGCGCTGCCGTGACACTAGACGCGGCCCCTAGTCTCGTGGTATCTTTGCCACATAGTTTGGATGCCCCGATGGTTAAACCTGAAATCCGTGCGCTTGGTGAGCCTGTCGAAATTCGGCAGGAAGATGATGGCCCGATTCGGGTCGCTGGTTATGCCGCTGTTTTCGGGCAGGAAACTAACATCGGCGGCTTTTTCACAGAAGTGATTGAGGCCGGTGCATTCACGTCTGCACTTGAGCGCAACGATGACGTTGTTTTCTTGGTCAACCACGATGGCCTGCCATTGGCGCGCACGCTGTCTGGCACTTTGCGTCTGTCGCAGGATGAGCGCGGGCTTTACATTGAAACGGAACTTAACATCGACGATCCAGATGTCCGAGCGATTGTTCCCAAAATGAAGCGCGGCGATCTAAACAAAATGTCGTTTGCGTTTGTGCCAACGCGGCAGACTTGGGACGACAGCGGCGACATGCCAAAGCGCATGATCCACGACTTGCAACTTTATGACGTGTCAATCGTGACCACACCGGCTTATGATGGCACCGAAATCGGTTTACGTTCATTGCAGCAGTATCGCGATGAGCAAAACAAAACCCAAGCGATGCGACGCCTTCGGATGAAGGCCAGCTTGGCGAAATAGCAGCGGCTCCCGCTGTTACTGCCCTGTCCTGCACCTTGGGCAAGTGCTTGGACCTGATCGTCGTGATGACAGACCAGTTCCCTTAGATGGAGGCCCGTGATGGCTGAGATTAAAGAACTGCGGGAGAAGATGGCGAACATTGCCACCGAAGCCCGCTCCAAACTGTCGGAAGTGACAGACACTACCACAGAAGCCAGCGCTGCTGAGATTGAGCGCGAGTTTGACGCCATGATGGCTGACCACGACAAGCTGGGTCAGAAGGTTGAGCGCCTGCAAAAGGTTGAGGCCGCACTTCGCGCTGGCGAAAGCATTGATCTGTCCCGTCGACCAATGGCGGACGCAGGCTCTGCACGCGCTGTCGATGAAGGCTTCAAGATGAACTATCGTTCGGCGTTTGCCGAGATGATTGCCAACGGCGGCGAAGGTTACGTCGATCAGGAAGTGCGCAACGTTCTGAAGGAATACCGCGTGCAAACTGGCGGCACCAATTCGGCTGGCGGTTTTACCGTTCCAACTGAACTGGCGACCTTCATCGAGAAGGCAATGATTGCAACTGGCCCAATGTATGGCAACCAGTTCTTCACTGTCATCAACACCGTTGCAGGCAACCCGTTCAACATCCCAACCGTTGACGACACCACTGTCGCTGCCGAAGCACACACCGAAGGCACACAGCCAACGGATGACGCGGGTAAGGACGTGACATTTGGTCAGAAGTCTCTGGGCGCGTTTGCCTTTGACTCTGAGTGGGTTCGTTGGTCGGCAGAACTGAACGCAGACAGCGTCCTGAACATGGAATCGCTGCTGGGTGAGTTGCTGGGCGAGCGTCTTGGCCGTATCGCCAACTCCAAGCTGACAGTCGGTTCGGGTTCTTCGGACGTTGAAGGCATCGTGACCAACTCTGGTGCTGGTAAAGTTGCAGCCGCAACCAACGCCATCACTGCGGATGAGATCATCGACCTGATCCATTCGGTTGACCCTGCTTACCGCACTTCGCCAAACACCGCGATCATGATGGCTGACGCCACCTTGTCCGCTGTGCGCAAGTTGAAGGACGGCGACGGCAACTACCTCTGGCAGATGGGCAACTATCAAGCCGGCGTTCCCCAGAACCTGCTGGGCTACAACGTTGTCGTCAACCAAGCGATGGCCAACGTCGGTTCGGGCGTTTCTTCGAAGGTCATGCTGTTTGGTGACATGTCGAAGTTCTACGTCCGCAAGGTCGGCGGGCCCGCGCTTTACGTTGCGCGCGAGCGTTTCGCACCTGACTTCGGCATCTTGGGCTACATCCGTTTCGACGGCGTGTTGACCAACACTGCTGCGATCAAGCACCTCGCAACTGCGGCGTCTTAATCAACTTCTTGGTGGGGCGGGTTATCCTGCCCCACTGCCTAAGTTGATTTTATAGGAGGCACACAATGCCAAAGGTTAAACTTCTCACTTCGATGGCAGGCATCGACTTTTCGCACAATCATGGCGACGTGATTGACTGCAACGATGCAGAGGCTGTTCGATTCATTGCTGCTGGCATCGCTGAACCCGTCGACGCGGTTAAGGTCGAGCGCGCCGTACAAAGCCGTACACGCGCAAGGCTGCTAAAATCTCCGAGGACTAATAAGCATGCATCAGCCCTTGGCCAGCTTTGACGCTTTGCAGTTGCTTGAGGCACCTGCCGCTGCACCCGTCTTGCTGGCGGAGGTTAAGGCACAGTTGCGCATTGAGCATCCAGACGATGACTTGATGATTGACCGCCTTATCAAGACTGCGGCGTCTTACACAGACGCAAAAGGCGCGCTTGGTCATGCGATGATTACGCAGAAGTGGGGCCAATGGGTTAACAGCGTTCCGCCGCAGTATGTCCGGCTTGCTATGGGTCCGCTGATCGAGGTCACGGCGGTCAAGTATTACGACATCGACGGCGCTTTGCAGACCGACACGCTGTCAAACTACGAAATCACAGGTACAGACTTCACAACCCGGATCGGGCCAAAGTCCTGGGTTCAACTGGCCCGTGACGCAAGATCGGGCCGACGCGATCCGCATAGAATACACAGCAGGCTACGGGGCGACATCTGCCAGCGTGCCGGAGACGCTGCGCCATGCAATGATGCTGCTGATCGGCCACTGGTATGACAACCGCGAAAACACGATGATGGATGAGTTGTCAAACATCCCGTATGGATTTGACATGCTGGTCGATATGCACCGCAGGGCTTGGTATGGTTAGGGCAGGGTCATATCGTGATCGGGCTACATTCCAGCAACTTGTAGAGGGCGCTGTTGACGATTACGGCAACCTCTACACCGGCTGGTCGGATGTGGCCACACGGTCAGCCAACTTGCGTGAGCGCACCGGCAAAGAGGCGATCCAAGGTGGGGCGCTTTCTGACGTTGGCCCAGCCACGATGCGGGTTCGCAAAGACAGCGTTACCGAAACGTTCACAGCAGCGGATCGCGTGCAGGTTCGGGGCCAGACCTGGGCGATCAAGGATGTGATGCAGGTTGACGACAAAGGCACCGTTCTTGAGTTCCACCTGTTGCGTGGGGTGGCACCGTGAGGGTTGTCGGCGCAAAGAAACTGAGCAAGCAACTGCGGGATCTGCCGGACGCTGTTCGCATTGATGTTGAAAAAGCGATCCGTCGCAATACAGAAGCCGGTGCGCGGATGGCGCGTCAGCTTGTTCCCGTTGAAAGCGGCGAGTTAAAGGGCTGGATATTTACGAAATACGACACGCAAGACGGCTTTCGCGGTGCCGTAGAGGCTGCGCCACCAACCAAGGAGGCCCAGATCAAGGCGGGTTCGGTCGAGTTTGGCCGCACAAAAGGTGATCGCGGCACAACATCCCCAGCGCCCTATATGCGGATCATGCAGAAGCACATGGCAAAGCGATTTAAAGCCAGCATCAAGGCAGCGGTTAACAAAGCTGCGCGGAGGGTGACAAATGGCTGATGGATTTGCACTTGCCCTGCAAAGGGTCTGCGGGCTGCACTGGTTGCGAATACTGGTGTGATTGCATTGGTCGGCGCTAGAATATACGATGAGCCGCCGCAGAATGTGACGTTTCCGTATATCCGCTTTGGCGACATTGAACCCGGCGCGTTTGACACTGACACGATTGAAGGGTCATTGACGGGCATATCCATCGAAGTTCATTCACGCAGCGCATCAGGCCGCGTGGAGGCCGTTAGGATGGTCGAGGCTGTCAGGGATGCGCTACACCGGCAAGAGCCGTCCGTGACGGTCGCTGGACATACGCTGGTCGAATTGATTTACCAGACATATTCGGTTACAAGAGACAATGAAGGTCGTGGCTACACGGCAGTCATTTCGCTTCAAGCGATGCTTGAAAAACCCGCCTAACCCCGCGCCGTGGGCAAGCGCAAACTATGGAGGCCAAAATGGCTAAACAACTTGGACGCGCCCTGCTTGTCAAAATTGGCGACGGGGAATCTAGCGAAGCATTTGCGAACCTGTGTGGATTGAACAGCAAGTCGCTGACGATCAACAACACCGCGATTGATGTGACGACACCTGATTGCACATCGCCCGAAGGTGCTTTGTGGACTGAAACCCTAGCTGGCCTGAAGAACGTTTCAGTCAGCGGCGACGGTTTCTTTGAGGACAGCACGACAGAGGCTCGGATGAACACCGTGGCGATGGCCGCAGACAACAAGGCCAACTTCGGAGTCCTTGTTCCTGACTTTGGCACATACGCTGGCGCGTTCCGCATCACATCGCTGGAGTTCGGCGGCGAGACAGAAGGCGGCGTGACCTATTCGCTGTCGCTGGAAAGCACCGGCGTCGTTACGTTTACGGCTGCTTAATGACTATCACGGCTGAAGCGCCGCGTGGGGGTGTCGTCGAGTATATTGGCGACACCTCTTATTCGTTTGTCCTGCGCAATCGTCAGATTGAGCGGTTTGAGGACAGGCACCGGGGCATCTTTGAGTTCTGGGATGGCGTCTTTGGCCGTGGCACGAAACCATCCAGCACCGAGGTCCGCGATCTAGTTGCGCTTGGTCTGGTTGGCGGAGGCATGAAGGATCACGATGCGGACAAGGTTTTGGCTGCATGTGGTCCGGGCGATCTGATGCACCTGTTCCAGCTTGCGCAGGCGATCATCGGTGTGGCCTTTATGCCAGACGCAATGGATGAGGCGTCAAAAAAAAAGACCAAAGCGGACCAATCCCCAAAAGCCTGAACGTGCGTTCGATGATTAAAAGCGGGATCGTGATTGGCTTACGTCCTGAAGAAATCCGTGATATGATCCCGAAAGACGCTTGGACGGTGTTTGAGGGCTGGAATGATGCACACAGCTCGAAAAAGCCCGGTCAAGATGCAATGTCAGCGGATCAATACCGCGATTTGGTGAGGCAGATAGATGGCCATTAGCGCGGAACAACTAAACGTCATCTTGAGCGCGCGCGACCGTGAGTTTTCGCGGGCTATGCAGCGTTCGGAACAGCGGGTCAATCGTTTTTCAAAGGAAAGCAACAAGAGTTTGTCGTCTACCAGCAAGGCTTTTGCTGCGCTGGCAACATCCGCCAAGCGGCTTGGGCCTGCAATCGCTGCGGCACTTTCTGTTCAAGCGTTTCGCGGCGCTTTGGATGCGGCTTCTGAAATTGACAACCTTTCAAGAATTGCGGGCGTTGCGTCAGACCAGTTTCAAGTTTTGGCTTTGACGTCGCAGCAGTTTGGGATCGGTCAAGAAAAACTTTCTGACATTCTAAAGGATGTGAACGACAAGTTCGGGGATTACGCGCAAACTGGCGCTGGCCCGCTTGCCGATTTCTTTGAAAACATTGCGCCCAAGGTTGGTTTGACTGCATCGGCGTTTGCCGATTTGTCGTCGGATCAAAAGCTGGGTGCGTATATCAACGCTCTGGAGCGGGCAAACGTATCGCAGGCAGACATGACCTTCTACATGGAAGCCATCGCCAGCGACAGCACCGCGCTTGTGCCAGCGTTTCAAAACAATTCCGCAGCTATTGATGAGATGGCAAAAAAAGCTGCTGATCTTGGGCTGGTGATTGACCGCGAGACTATTGCGAAATCAAAAGAGGCTCAGAATGAACTGGACCTGATGTCTAAGGTCATAAGCATTCAGCTTACCCAAGCCCTTTTGTCTATAGCCCCTGCCCTTGCGCAGGCCGCTGGCGGTATAGCAACAATCTCAGCAGCTGCTAGAGAGTTTTTTCAAGTGTTTCCAGAAGGCAATTTTTTGCCAGAATTGCTAGATGCGGATGGCTTAAAGGCGCTTGCTGCTGAGTATGAAGGCCTTGGTGGAATTATTGCAAGGATCGGTCAGGCGCGTTCCGCAGAGACTGCAAACCTTGCGCAAGGCAACGAAGCAGACGCTGCCAAGTTTGCATTGCAAGCAGTTGCGGCAGAAGATGAATTGCGCGAAGCCATCGCCCTGCGCCAGCGCCAACAGGCCGCAGGCGAGGGTGCTGTTGCGAGTTCAATGGCATTGGGAAAAGAAATTAATCAGTTGCGGGAGCAAGCGCGACTTAACCAAATAAGCGCAGAGCAGCGCGAGCGCGAAACCATTGCCACGCAAAGACTTGCACGCGAAACGGAAATCAGAAATCAAATATTGGCGAGCGGTCGTGAAATCACCGACGCCATGGAAGCAGACATTGAAACATTGGGTTTGCGTTTTGAAGAAAGCGCAGTCGCGGCCAGTCTTATTTTAACGCCTCTAAAGGCTGCCAAAAAGGAAACTAAAGACACTAGAAGCGAAGCTGAACTTGCAAAAATCGCCTATGAGAAGCTGTTGAACGAAATGATCGCTGCATCTCCAGCTTTGCAGGCGCTGGGCTTTGACGCGGACAACCTGCAAAGCACAATGCAGATGGTTGAGAGCAGCATGGAAAGCGCGTTCATGTCGATGGTTGATGGTACGAAGAAAGCTAAGGATGCGTTTCGTTCAATGGCCGGTTCGATCATTAAGGAATTGTTCCGCGTGCTGGTCGTTCAGCGGCTTGTGGGCGGCATCACGTCTGCGCTTGGGTGTCCTGCTGCGCCAACGGGTGCGCCTGTTGTGGGGGCCGCGTCTGGCCGCTCGTTGCGGTCTGGGCAGCCTGCTGTCGTCGGTGAGCATGGCCGCGAATTGTTCGTGCCGCAGACTGCGGGTCGAGTGCTGAGTGTATCGCAGGCACAAAGCGCGGTCGGCGGCATCACGTCTGCGCTCGGGTTTCCTGCTGCGCCAACGGGTGCGCCTGTTGTGGGGGCCGCGTCTGGCCGCTCGTTGCGGTCTGGGCAGCCTGCTGTCGTCGGTGAGCATGGCCGCGAATTGTTCGTGCCGCAGAATGCGGGTCGAGTGCTGAGTGTATCGCAGGCACAAAGCGCGGTCGGCGGTGGCGGGTCTATCATCGTCAACCAGACAATCAACGTTTCAACCGGCGTGCAACAGACCGTGCGGACTGAGATTAAGCAACTGATGCCGCAGATCGCAGAGAGCGCAAAGGCGGCTGTCGTGGACGCCAAGCGGCGCGGCGGATCATATGGAAGGGCTTTTAGCTGATGGCTTTGGTGTATCCTTTAACCCTGCCCGCGATTACCGGCATCCGGTCGGTGGAGTTTCGCGCGACCAACGCGGTGGCCTACAGCATGTCGCCCTTTACGTTCGCAGGGCAGGCGCACGCATACGCTGGTCAGATGTGGCAGGTGGATGTCAGCTTGCCAGCGATGCAACGCAGCAAGGCGGAGACGTGGATTGCGTTCCTTCTTTCATTGCGAGGCCAGTTTGGCACGTTTTTGATTGGTGATCCGCGTGGGTGCGCATTGCGCGGAACAGCGACATCATGCACCGTCACCGGATCCGCAGGGGCAAACACAGTTAGCGCGACTGTGCCGGATGGCGAGACGCTTTTGGCGGGTGATTACATCCAGCTTGGCAGCGCAGCATCTGCAACCTTGCACAAGGTTCTTGCTGATTACACGGGAACGGGGGCGGCAGTTGATCTGGAAATCTGGCCTGCGTTGCGCGTTGCGCGGACATCGGTTGCTGCGGTTCTGTCAAACACGGTCGGCAATTTCCGCTTGTCGAGCAACGAAACCGGCTGGTCGTCGGATGAGGCTGCCAAATACGGCATCGCTTTCGGCGCGATGGAGGCTATCTAATGTCACGCACAGTTCCTGCCAGTCTACTCACCGCACTGGCGCAAAAGGAGGTCCAGCCGTTCTATGCGGTGGAGTTCCTGTTCGATGGCGGCGATGTGCGCTTGTGGACTGGATATGGCGAACGGACGATCAGCGGCGAGACATACGTTGGCGGCGGATCGCTGCTGAACATACAGGGGTTGGGCGAGGTTGCCGATCTGTCTGCCAAGAACATCACGATCAGCCTGAGCGGCGTCCCAAGCGAACTTGCGTCGCTGGCACTGCAGGAGCCGTATCAGCGCCGCGTCTGCCGGGTCTACTTCGGCGCGGTGAACGTGACCGATGTCGTCGAGGTGTTCAGTGGTCAAGTCAACAGGATGCCGATTGAGGACAGCGGCGACAGCAGCACGATCACGGCGACGGTGGACAGCAAGCTGGTTGAGACGGGCAAGGCCAGCAACCAGCGATACACCAGCGAGAACCAGAAGGCGCGCTTTGCGGGCGACACCTTCTTTGATTATGTGAACGCGATACAGGATGCGGACATCGTATGGGGCCGGAAAAGCGCCTAAACGCCTACCTGCGCCAAGTCAGGTCAAAGCCCTTTCGCTGGGGTGAGCATGATTGCCTGATCTTCAGCAACGCGGCCTTCACGGCGTATCATGGCGCTGGCTATGCGGATGACCTGGTGGGCGGGTATATGGCCGATGGCGAGCCTGCGCTGCCGTCACGGCTGCGTGACCGGTTCAATGCGGACAGCTTTGATGAAGTGGTCGAGCGCAAGCTGCGACGCGTTGACTATGTGCCGCCGCGCGGTGCGCTGGTGGCGACCAAGCGGGCAGAGCGTTGGCTGATCGGTTACGCATTGGGCATCTGCGTCGGGACGAAAGCCGCGTTCCTTTCGCGCGGTGGTGTGATATACGTGCCGCTAGATGACGTCGATAAAAGCTGGGTGCTGCAATGAAGAATATGCCGTTCAATGTGATGCGCCATGCGGAATGGGATCAGGCTCCGCGCGATCCTGTGACCATTGCAACGTTCGTTGTCCCAAACATTATGGCGGCAGGTGGGCCAGCCGCTTTTATCGCCACAGCTGTAGCTTACGTTGGCGTCAGCCTTGTCACGTCTTGGGCGTTGCAGGCGCTGGCACCAAAGCCAGACATCGGCGCGCTTGGATCGAGCAGCTTACTTGTCAATGCCAAGAACCCTGCCGCACCGCATGACTTTGTTTACGGCGAGATCCGCAAGGGTGGCACGATTACCTATTACGAGACAACCGGCACGAACAACAAGCTCCTGCACCAGATCGTCGCGCTTGCTGGGCATCCCGTGGACAGCATTAACGACATCTACATCAACGATGAAGTTGTGACGCTGGATGGCAGCGGCTTTGTCACGTCGGCACCTTGGAACAGCAAGATCCGGATCCAGAAATATGACGGCACGCAGACCACAGCACCAGCCAGCCTACTGTCGGAAAGCAGCCAGATCAGCGCTAACCTCGTCGGCAACGGGATCGCCTATCTTTACATCCGCTACGAGTTCGACCAGGACGTTTTCGCCAATGGCTTGCCCCTGATAACGGCCGTGGTGCGCGGCAAGCGGGTGTTCGATCCCCGCACCAGCACGACGGCCTACAGCAACAACGCCGCCCTGTGCGTGCGCGATTACATCACGTCTGGCTACGGCCTGAACGATGGCACGATTGACGACACCGTGTTTTCGGCTGCGGCAAACATCTGCGACGAAAACGTGACCCTTGCTGGCGGCGGCACCGAAAAGCGATACACGATCAATGGCGTGACATCGGCGAGTCAGACGCACGGCAACGTATTGCAAACGATGATGACCGCCTGCGCTGGATCGCTGTTCTGGGGCGCTGGAAAATGGAAGCTGGTCGTGGGCGATTACGTTACGCCTTCCAAAGTGCTGACGCTGGACGATCTGCGTGGCCCGATCAGCCTGTCAACACGGGTTGACCTGCAAGACCAGTTCAACGGCGTGCAGGGGACGTTCATCGACGCTGGCAACCGCTGGATTACCGCGGACTATCCGCCGATCAAAAGCCCGACGTTTGTTACGGAAGATGGCGGGCAAGAAACGCTGCTTGATCTGGCGCTGCCATTCACGACCAGCGCTGCGACGGCACAGCGGCTGGCCAAGCTAACCCTGTTCCGTGGGCGTGAGCAAATGACGCTGACCGCCGACTTCGGGCTGAACGCCTTTGACGTGGAGGTTGGCGAGATTATCGCGTTCACCAACCCGCGTTTTGGCTTCGACGAAAAAGAGTTTGAGGTTGTCGGCTGGTCGTTCGGCGCGGCGGAGGCTGGCGATCTGCGGGTCACGCTGACCCTGCGCGAAACCAGCGAAGCGGCGTTTGACTGGGACGCCGACGAGTTGGCAATCATCAGCAACAATACCAACCTGCTCAAGTTCACCGAGGTGCCTTCTGTTGGCGTAAGCGCAACTGCACGGACGCAAATTATCAACGAGAAGATCACCAACATCATCGCGGTCACTGTCACCAGCGGCAACCCTGCTGGCGTTGACTTGGTTGAGGTGCAGTTCAAGAAATCGTCGGACTCAACCTACATCAGCTTGGGAACAGGCGAGTTGGGGGTTTACGAAGCAATTGACTTGCTGGACGATTCTTACGACTTCCGTGCGCGGGCGATCAACGCTTTCGGCTTTCGCGGCGAGTTTGAGTTCCTAACAGGCATCGACGCCTTCGAGCCGACTGTTCCATCTGACGTGACCGCGCTGTTTGCTGAGGTCAATGGCACGACAACGCACCTTGAATGGACGCCGATCACCGATCTTGATCTTTCGTTCTATCGGATCAGGCACGCGGTCGAGGTGGTTGACGCAACGTGGGCCAACGCGACCACGGCGCTGGACAAGGTATCGCGGCCAGCATCTTTTGCATCTCTGCCAACGCGCCCCGGCACATATCTGGTGCGGTCCTACAACAAGTTGGGCTTGGCTTCGACCAACGTGACCAGCGTTGTCATCACCGATGACGTGGTGCCTGATTACACGAACACCGACACGCAGACTGACAGTCCGACTTTCGCAGGCACAAAGACAGGTTGCACAGTGGCCAGCAGCGAATTGCGGATCACTGACCCCTCGGTTTCGCCATCTGAGGCGACCTATGACTTCTCTGCGGTCATTGATACGTCAACGGCCCGCAAAGCGCATGTCCGCATTGACGCGAACGTAAACCGCTTTGATACGTCTGCTGGCCTGTGGGACGATCTGCCGGGCTTGTTTGATGACCTGCCGGGGCTTTTTGACAGCTTTACCGGCGCTGCGCAGTTTTCTGACACCAACCTGCTGTTCTTCGTGTCAACAACGCCGGACGATCCTGCTGGCGCGCCAACGTGGTCGCCCTACCAGCAATTCCGCGCGGGCGAGTTCTTCGGTCGGGCCTTCCGATTCAGAGTTGTTTTGAAATCCTTTGCAAACAATGTTACACCGTCAATAAGTGGCCTCACGGCCCTCGTGGAGTATAACTGATGTCACAATCCAGCCATTCCGTTGGTAACGTATCCGCCCCCGCCTTCCGCACGGCGATGAACGCATCATTGCAGGCGTTGGCGTCTCTCAACTCTGGGGCAACCGCGCCCGCTACGACATATGCAAATATGCTATGGTATGACACATCGGCGAACATCCTCAAGATGCGGTCTGAAGCCGACGATGCTTGGATCAACGTGGCCTATGTCGATCAGTCTGCTAATGCTTGGCGGGTGCTAGATAACACGCAGGTTGTTAGTACATCAGGGACAACCATAGGTTACTTGGGCGTTCATGCAACGTCTGTTTGGCAGTCTGGCGTGACACTGTAGATACCCTTGTGTCCCCTGCTAAGGTGAATGCGGCGATTCAGGCTTTGGTGCCTAACGGCTACTCTGATGCACAAGCTAGGGCTGCGCAGGCTGGTCATGCTGTTGGGGGAATTGGGTCTTACGGGTTTTTCTTTAATAATAACTATTCAACGTTAACTAACGTAAGCACCACAAAAAATCCAGGACACCTTGAGGCTGGCAGCTTCTTAAGATGGTCGGGTGCTGATACGTACTCTTCATTCGGTTTATTCGCAACAGCCCCAAGCGGAACTTGGAGATTGATGGGTTTCTTTAATTATAGAGAAAATAGCGATAATCAACAGACAGGAAACCCACGGTTTAGCCTTTACTTGAGGGTATCATAATGGAAAATCGCAATCCTATCTTTATTGAAGACGGTCGCATTAATTGCGAAATTGAGCATCCACAATATGGCTGGATACCGTTCACAGCATCACCTGACGATGTTGAGCCTTTGGGCCGTGAGTTGTTTTCTAAACTTAAAGGCTCCGCAGCACCTTACGTTGCACCACCTCCCCCACCTCCCCCACCACCGCCCACACAAGCCGAGCAGGAAGCCAACCGCCAGTCAGCCTACACCGCTGAAGCTGACCCCCTGTTCTTCAAGTGGCAGGCTGGTGAGCTACAGAAGCCGAATGGTTGGCAAAGCGTGAGGAAATCCGCACAAGGTTCCCTTACCCCAACGCTGGCTAACAGCGACCTTTCCACACGACCAAAATCGCGCTATAGTGCGCACATCTTTTAACAGCGGAGGCCAGCATGGCAACTCTTGATAACCGAGTGTTTGACAACGGCCTGACCGTTCTTGACACAGAAGCGAACGCAATTCACGTCACGTCTGCCGAGGCAACCAGCTTTGCAAACGTGGCGGCAGTCACATTGGGCAACAGTACCTCGCTGTCCATCGGTGCGCCCGCAGATCGCGCTGGCGGTGGCCGTGAGGTTGTCGTGGCTGCTATCACTGATGGCTCAGTCACTGGCACTGGCACTGCAACCCACTACGCCATTGTGGACACTGTGAACAGCCGTCTACTGGCAACAAGCACCCTGACAGCATCGCAGTCTGTCACATCGGGCAACACGTTCACACTGTCGTCTGTCGCCATCGGCATCCCTGATCCTGCTTAAAGGTTAGTCTCACATGGTCACTCTCGTAAACAGAGCCAAAGTCGGAACCTCTACTACAGGCACTGGCACAATCACGCTTGGCTCTGCTGAGAGTGGCTACCAGACCTTTGCTGATGCTGGCGTGGTTGACGCTGATGTGGTTCGCTACGTCATTGAGGACGGCGTATCTTGGGAGATTGGTTCGGGCACCTATACGGCCACTGGGACTACGTTGTCACGCACGGTGCTTGAGAGTTCCAACGCTGGCGCTGCTATCAACCTGTCAGGCTCTGCGGTGGTGTTTGTGGGGGCTGCGGCTGAAGACCTTGCGCCTGAGAAGGTGGGAACGATCACAGGCACAACTCTTGACCTGACTTCTGGTAACGTGTTCAGCTACACCCCTACGGCTGAAACTACGTTTGTGTTTAGCAACCCCCCTGCGACGGGTACTGCCCTCGGATTTACGCTTGAGCTCAATGGTGAATTTATTGATGGCGGCTATGACCTAGCTAATGCAGAGCCACCTGCTTATGGGAGGTTCAGTGTTGCCGCTCAAGAAGCAACTCCACGAGGCATCTTCTTCAAGCCCGATGGCACTAAGATGTACGTTATTGGGTCCACTGGAGATGCAGTATGGCAATACACCCTAAGCACGGCTTGGGATGTTTCTTCAGCTAGTTACTTACAGAACTTCAGTGTTGCCGCTCAAGAAGCAACTCCACAAGGCATCTTCTTCAAACCTGACGGCCTAAAGATGTACGTTATTGGGTCTACTGGAGATGATGTTAATGAGTATGATTTAAGCACGGCTTGGGATGTCTCTACTGCATCTTACTTACAGAACTTCAGTGTTGCCGCTCAAGAAACAGATCCAACCGGTATCTTCTTCAAACCTGATGGCACTAAGATGTACGTTATTGGGTCCACTGGAGACGACGTAAATGAGTACGACCTAAGTACAGCTTGGGATGTTTCTTCAGCTAGTTACTTACAGAATTTCAGTGTTTCCGCCCAAGAAAGCCAGCCACAAGGTATCTTTTTCAAACCCGATGGCTTAAAAATGTATGTTGTTGGGTCCAGTGGAGATGATGTAAACGAATACGACCTAAGCACGGCTTGGGATGTCTCTACTGCATCTTACTTACAGAACTTCAGTGTTGCCGCTCAAGAAACATCTCCCAGCGGCATGTTCTTCAAACCTGATGGCACAAAGATGTACGTTATTGGGTATAGTGAAGATGAAGTCTATTCATACACCCTAAGCACAGCTTGGGACCTAAGCGCTGCCAGCTTTGACTATCCCACTGAAGGGTACTTCAATGTTTCCGCTCAAGACACAGCTCCAACCGGCATCTTCTTCAAGCCCGATGGCACAAAGATGTATGTTATTGGGAATACTGGGGACGATGTAAACGAGTATGATCTGAGTACAGCTTGGGATATAAGCACTGCATCTTACTTACAGAACTTCAGTGTTGCTGCTCAAGACACAGCTCCATCCGGCATCTTCTTCAAACCCGATGGCACAAAGATGTACGTTACTGGGACTACTGGAGGCGATGTAAATGAGTATGACCTAAGCACTGCTTGGGATATAAGCACTGCGTCTTACTTACAGAACTTCAGCGTAGCTGCTCAAGAAACAACTCCCAGCGGCATGTTCTTCAAACCTGATGGCACAAAGATGTACGTTATTGGGACTTCCGGAGATGATGTTAATGAGTACGACCTAAGCACAGCTTGGGATATAACTACGGCTAGTTACTTACAGAACTTCAGTGTTGCTGCTCAAGAAACATCTCCAACCGGCATCTTCTTCAAACCTGATGGCACAAAGATGTACGTTATTGGGACTTCCGGAGATGATGTTAATGAGTATGATTTAAGCACAGCTTGGGATATAACTACGGCTAGTTACCTTCAGAACTTCAGTGTTGCTGCTCAAGAAACATCTCCATCCGGCATCTTCTTCAAACCTGATGGCACAAAGATGTACGTTATTGGGACTACTGGGGATGCAGTATGGCAATACTCCACAGGCTTTGTCGGAGATGCGACCTTCACATACCCTGCGTCTGTCGAGTGGCCATCAGGTACACCACCTACCTCCCCTGCTGACGGTGAGACAGACCTACTGACATTCCTCACGCAAGATGGCGGGTCTACTTACTACGGTCGCGTGGTAGGCGACGACTTCAGCTAAATAGGAGCATTAAATGCACGTTAAGATCACAAACGACCAGCCCGTAGAATTCCCCTACACAATCGGGCAATTTCGTCGTGACCACCCTGAGACTAGCTTTCCTCGCATCATTCCTGACACGATGCTGAAGCGCCATCTGGTGCATCCAGTGATTGAACTGTCTAAGCCAGCCTATGAGCCGTTGGTACAAAATTTAGTAATGGGCGATATGCCTCACAAAGAGGTGATCCGTCTGAAGACAGAAAACGATGCCACAAACCATATCACAGGCGAGGTAGACCAGTCTCAGGTAGGTCAGCCTATTCACGGTAATCGCTGGTTCATGGCTACACG